ATTTACTCATGAAACAAACTAATCAAAAGATGGATCTGCTTTCTAATCAGCTCGCTAAGGTGCTTGATGCAAGTTAAGAAGTTTTCAAGATAGACATCACTTCGTCAATGTTGGCTCTTTTGTCTAAGTCTAGATAGGCTCCGCACAGGTGCGCGAACTGCTCTGGCGTCAAAGTGATGTTAGAATTAATCTCAAAATTCTTAACGTACAGTAGTGATTCGAGCATCGCGCTGGTGCTTTCCGTTGTACCTCTAGATTTGCCGTCCACCCATAAGTACAAGTCAATATTATATATGTCGCAAAGCTCGATTAACCGCTCGCTATCGCTTGGCAAACTGCCTCTAATCCAAGCCTGAGCTGACGCTGGGCTACAACCTGTTGCCTTGACGATGTTCGCTGCCCGACCCCAATCAGGGATCTTAGCTACGTCTAGCGCGTCATTGAATATTTTAGCGCGTCGTTCTTTTTTAGTAATCTCATCCATGAATAAAGTCCCTTAGCTTATGTTATTTGCGGTTAAAAACAGATCTAACGGGCGAACTTTGCCGTTTTAATGTTGAGTTGTCAACTTTCAGATTACTTTCGATCTGTAAAGCTTGATAAATTAGCCTTAAAAGCTCAGTTGCAATCTGGACGCCTCGTTACATTTGTGTTGATTATTAATCACCTTCAGATTACTATCTAAACAACACAAAACTTACATGGAGCCGTCATATCAGCATTTTCCGTCCTGCCAATCTTAAACAAGACAACTTCACTCGAATTCCTAACCAACTTTTACGCGGCGGTAATAACGCTAGCGAGCCGCGATCCGATGGGATCAAGCCGGAGGCTCTGGGTGTTCTTGTGTATCTTCTTAGCCATGTTGATGACTGGCAAATCACAAACAACCAGCTCTGCACGGTTTTTAGTGTGGGCAATGTCAAGATGTCCCGCATCACCGAGGAACTTGAGGCGGCTGGTTACATTCGTAGACATGTTATCCGTAACGACAGTGGTCATGTGCTGCGCTGGGACTGGCTGGTCACCGATGTTAAGGGTGTATTTCCACTAGATCATCAAAACCCAGATCAAGTTAACCCAGATCAAGTTAACCCAGATCAAGCTAATCAGACCCAAAGAACTACTATTCTTACTAACGAAGATAAGAAAGAACAAATATGCTGGCGTACTTCGATCCTTAACGGTTCTCCTGAAGGTGTTGCTGGCAAACCTTGGTCCAAGTGGTGGGAATACAAGTTAGAAAAACGTAAGGGCAGAAAGCCTGCTGCAAAAATGATTACGTCTCAGACTGAGGACTTCAAGGTGATGAAGCGCCAAGGTTTCGATATCTCTGGCGTTGTGGATTTTGCGATCAGCAGAGGCTGGGAACGAATCGGCAACCCTGACTGGGCAGCACTGAAGTGTTTTAAGGGTCACGACAGAAAGAATGATCTGTTGGGAGCTGTCAAATGATGGACATCAAAGAATTGGTTCAGCAGTTAGCGCCTAACGCCACTGCAATTTGTGGTGAGTTATATCCAGATGGTCGTCTTGAAAGTGGCTGCTACAAGATTGGGTCGATTCAAGGCGAGAAAGGCAGAAGCATGTCCGTTTATTTGACTGGCGCTCAAGCTGGTAAGTGGATGGACTTTAGTACAGGTGAAGGTGGTGACCTGCTTGATCTCATCATGTACAGCCAAGGCATGTCCCTTGTTGATGCTATGGACTGGGCGAAGAAGCGCTTCGGTATTCGCGACAACTCTCCCGCCAAAAAAGTTGCTCCGGCGGAAAAAAAGAACTACACCTCGCCTACGCCTCCCCTAAGGAACGAACACCAGCATCTTCATGAATATATGGAGAAGCGAGGGTTCAAAGATGTCGGGGAGATATGTTTCCGATACAAGATATATGAGACCGATGCTAGGGGTGGACAGGATGTTGTGTTCCCGTTCTTTGATACTCAAGGCAAAGAGACATTCATCAAGACCAAACCGATTAACCACGGCGGCAACCCATCGACTCAGAAAGATCTTAAACCAATCTTATTTGGTTGGCAGAACGTGCCTGATACAGCGCGAAAGATATGGATTACCGAGGGCGAGTGGGATGCGATTGCTTGTAGCGAGCTAGGATTTCCAGCCCTATCGGTCCCAATGGGTGGCGGTAAAGGCGCCAAACAAACGAAGTGGATCGCCCACGAATACGAGAATCTAGCACGATTTGAAGAGATCCTTATCGCAACAGATATGGATGAGCAGGGTGAGCTAGCCGCCGCAGAAATTATGCAGCGATTGGGTGACCGTTGTTATCGGGTGAACCTTCCAACCAAAGACATTAACGAGCTGCTACAGAAGCAAGGGTATGAGCAAGCTCAATGGATGCTGGAGTCCGCCTATCAAGAGGCTCGCTGGAAAGATCCTGAGACATTGCACTCTGTTCTGGATTTTGAATCAGATATCGATGACTTCTTTGAGAACCAGAAGGATGACACGCAGGGCTTTTCTTCAGGCTGGGACAAGCTTGACGAAGAGGACATTAAGTTTAGACCTAACGAGCTTTGGGGAATTTGCGGCATCAACGGACATGGCAAGTCGATGTGGTTAAACCAACTGGCGCTCAACGCTGTACAGCAGGATAAGAAGGTCTTGATTGCATCGATGGAAATGACACCTAAATCGACCATGGGCAGGATGCTTCGGCAAGCAGGCGGCAGCGCTCACCCGCCTCAACCCTATCGTAAGAAACTTCTCGAATGGATGAGTCCGAATTTGTGGTTGTTCGTTGACAAGCTTACCCCTAAGCCTGAAGACCTAATGTCCTGTTTTGAATATGCGTACCGGAGATATGGAATCGATACGTTTATCGTGGACAGTCTAACGAACATGGTCCGCCAAGACGATTACGAAGGTCAGCAGAAGTTCATCGAGAAGCTGGTCAACTTCAAACTGTCATTCCCTGTAACTGTATTCATTGTGACCCACGTCAGGAAAGGCGAGTCAGAGTATGCAGCGCCTAATAAATATGACGTTAAAGGCAGTGGCTCGATTACCGATTTGGCGGACGGGTTCCTGTCGGTGTGGAAAAACAAGCGCAAGAACGAGCAGCTTGAGCAGGCTGAGATGCTGGGTGAAGAGCCTGACGAGAAATATGTAAAGCAATGGGATATGTATTTAGAGGTTTTAAAAAACCGGAACGGCGAATATGAAGGCAAAGTTGGTTTTGAATTTGACAGCCAGTGTTGCCAATACCGCGACAGAAAAAACGGCAAGACGCGACGATATATTAATTACACAAAGGAGGTTTAACGATGGACCAAGAAGATTTTGCAAATAAGATTCGCACCGCTGGCGGCAATGTCGGCAAAGCCGAGTACGAGTTGGGAAAGGCTGACGCAGACGAGAAGCGCACCATCGCGACCGTGATGATGCAGGCTGAGCATAACGGAGCGAAGACCAACGCAGCCCAGCTCAGGGCGTCCGATGAGGACATAACAGTGTACGAAGTGCGCCTCGCCAGAGGTAAGGCTAAGGGAATGCTGGCGGCTGCCAAAAGCGAGATGCTGGCGGCTGAAGTTGAGTTCAAGATATGGCAATCCATGCTAGCAAGTGAACGTGCAGAGAGAAGGGTTTACGGAACGTGAAGGGACGCAGCGCGAACGCGGTTGATAAAAAGTGGATGGACGATATCACGCAGCTTGGCTGTTGCGTATGCCATCGTCAGTTCAATGTTTTTTCGGAAGCCGAAGTGCATCACATCGATGGAAAAACAAAGGAAGGGGCGCACTTGAATTCGATACCTCTGTGCCTCAGGCACCACCGCGCTGGGCAAGACAATGAATCTTATACCAGTCGCCACCCATTTAAATATCGATTCGAAGAGAGGTACGGCACTCAACTGTCACTACTCGAATGGACCCGCAGCAAAATTATGGAGAAGAACGATGAATAAGCTCGACGAAACAACGCCATCAATGTGGGATGCGGTGAACAAGCCAGCCCATTATCAAAAAGCAGAAGGTGGAATTGAGTGTGTTGAAGCCATCAAAGCATCAATGAATGACGAGCAGTACAGAGGCTACTTGAAGGGCAATGTTCAGAAGTACGTCTGGCGCTACGAGAATCATCCGAACGGAAAAATTCAAAGTTTAAAGAAAGCTCAGGTATACCTTAGCTGGCTAATTGAGGAAGAGAGTTGATTAACGGTCGCGCTAAGGGGCATGCGTTTGAGCGAGAGCTTATCAAGATGTTTCAAGATGAGTTCGGCGACTGCGCCAATCACCTAAAGCGAAACCTCGACCAGTATCAAACCGCAGGCAAAGCCGACGTTGAGTTTCATAACTTGATGATTGAAGCAAAGCGCTACGCGAGTGGTCACTGGTACAAGCCCGAGTGGTGGGAGCAAGCCAAGACATCGGCGGGCGACACCCACATACCCGTACTGATTTACAAGTACGACAGGCAACCCATCAAGATGGTGTTCCCGTTATCGATTATGAACGACTACTCAATGAAGACTGCCGAGACAATTACTGTAGATTGGGAAACGGGAATTTTGCTGATGAGAGAATCGCTGGAGTTTCCGAATGAGACCTTCTGACTTTAACAGGCTAATAAAATTAGCGGCGAAACAAACGTATTACCCCCTGTGTATTAAGTACATAGAGGATAACCTAGATGAAGGGTTTCATCCGCTCGCATTAGCTACGCTGGTCTATTACTTGCCGCGCAACATACTTGATTTACGGAGTAAGGAAGAGCGAAAGGCGGCGATAGACAGCATTCCTGATGACGCAACACCAAGCCATACTAAGCAATTGGTTAAGCATGGCGTGACGAGACTTTGGGAGCGGGAGCGTCATGGGGTTTGAAGATGATTTGAGGCGAGGCGTAGCGGTCGAGGATGATTTGCTGGTGCGCTTGCGTTCTGTTTTTCCGAACGCTAGGCGAGCTGAAGGGTTGCACCCTGAGTTTGATATTGAGATTCCAGAGTTGCAGAAGACTGTTGAGGTTAAGTTTGATCCGATGTCGCAGAAGACTGGCAACATCGTGATTGAGTATTACCACGACAAGCCATCAGCATTTAGTGTGTCGATTGCAGACTACTGGGTGATTGATACTGGTGTCAAAGCATCGTGGTTTAGCAAGGAAGAGATATTTGAATGTATCGTCTGTGAGGGGCTTGACCCTGTCCGTATAACAGGAACGACTGACAGGTGTCCTAAGTGGGTTTTTCTAATTCCGAGAGGCGTCCTGACTCGATACTCAAACGCAGCGCTAGCAGCGCAACACGAGGCATAGCCGTTGGTCTGGATATTCTTCCCCAGTTAATAACGGAAGAGAGGGTGACCTCAATCAGATTTGCGACATCTTGACCTGTAAGGTTGTGCTTCAACATTAGCTTGGCTAGCTCTTGATTAGTGTTCACGCTTTCGCTCTGCGTATCTTTCATTAAGCTTCATGCTCCTCTGTGCCTTGTTTGCGTTCATTTGCCGTCATCGATTTTACCGCAATTGATTTTTCAAACTCTTTTAGCTCGCTAATCAGCTCGCGTTTATGTCGTTGCGCTTTTCGATACCCTGATTCATCCCCACTGCCACTTGTCGCGAAGAATTGTTCTCTATAGGTGCGCCAATCCCAATCCTCCCAAGTCGCGGGCCATTGGACCATGTACCCGTGATGATGCTTAAACATTGTAATTGCGCCGATCATAATAGCTCCTCTATAACCTTTTGCACTGCGAAAACAGCCTGCACACTTCCGTGACCTTGGAGGTCAAAGGCTCTTGCCTCCTCTTCCGTTAAAAAATAGCAGCCCGACAGGTCGTCGCTGATTGCCAGCTTTGCTACTTCGATTTCGCTAGGGGCTGACTGTTGCGGCGTGAAAGATAGGTCGTCATCGGGTCCATATTCTATAACTAGCTCGCTTTTGGACAGCGCGTCTTGTAACGCTTGAGGGAAGTCCTCGACATCGCCCCAACAACTAATCGCTGAATCACGGTCCCATTCTCGATAATCCCAATTTCTATTCGTGAATGCCTCTTTAATTATATCCGCGTCGGATTCTGCTACCCAAGCTGTTACGTTGGATTGGTGCGGAATCTCTACAACAATAGTAATCGTGTTGTCGTTCATAATAGCTCCTCCATTTTTCTTCGTTACATGTGCAAAAAAGTGTATACAATTCGCATAAACAAGCGCATTTAAATGCATGCATTAGACAGCTTCAAGCCACTCTGTTAATTCGTCGCTGTGACATTCTGGGCAATACAACTCGATAGTTTCTTCCTCAGCTGTCGAGTCACCGTACGGATGTTGGTCAATATCGCGCACAATTTCAAGCTCACTAAACTCGCCCCAGAAAGAGCAGTCGTTTTCACACTTATACATAGTCATGGTTTTTGCACTCCAAGGATGTCCCATTCGTAGTATTGAATAGCCATAGATTCAGTCATGTACTGCGAGTTCCGCGACCACGGTAAAAGACAGTTCAATTCCGCATCGCGGTACACCTGCCCTATATACCAGCCAGCGGCACTTGCCATGACTATTGGCTCGCTAACAGGTTCGAAACGATCATCAGGATCTATGCCGTTCATTCTTGCGAGTTCTAATTTTGTTGCGTTATGTTGAGTTGAAAATTGCATATTGTTATTTACCCTTCTCTTTTAGTTTTCCAAGACAGCCCGTAGGCTGTTTCGACCAGTAACTATCTGGGCTTATCAATTGGAAGTGTGTGGGTGTCCTGCTTTACCCACAGTCGAGCCAATAATTCAGCGCCTTCTTTGCTGAAACCTTCTTGATACCAAGACCTGCAGGTCAAATCTTTTTTTGTGAGCTGATCACGCGGCTTTACTTCTTTTGGTGGCATGCTCTATCCCCTCACCCAATTGCCTTTTGAGTCTCGGACCCAATCTTTCTCCTGCACGACTGCTTCTACAGGGGACTTTTTCTCAGGGACGTTTGGAAAGTGAAGCTCATCACCATTGCTGAAACTAACTATCATTTGCTTGACCCGACTTGGTTTTATTAGATTGAAAAATTTGAAAAATTCTATGCTTTGCGGCGTAGCTCTCTCGCTTGTCGTCGTTCGTTTTTTTAAAACCGCTTATGGTTTCTATTTTTTTGCCGGACCTTAAATAGGACTCGACTTGCAGTTCTAATAATTTAGACTCCAGCTTTTTGTGTATCATTTTTAATCTCATCTTCTCTCTCTTTTTGGGTTTTTTTGGGTCGGAATAAATACAATAGAAGCCACTCAGCGAATGGCTTCGATGTGCTTACTCGTTCATAATTTCGAGACCCAAACGACTGACTGTTAGCATCTCGACATGACCGCTTTTTGTAATGTATCGGCTCATCTCAACACCGCCCCCATCGATTCCTTGGATATCGATATCATCCTCCAGCATCCAAGCCCATTCATGTAACAAGCGCATGGTGTGCTTAGAGTCTTTTAAATCTTCGTCGGTCAACCACCCATCCCAAACGCTTTCTAATGTTCGCTCGATTAGTTGTTCGCGTATTTCTTCTAATCCAATTTCATTAATTTGTATCATCACGCCACCTCCGCCGTGTATTGAGTCAGGTCTCGTGCCGACAGTTTTAGTTCGTGCCCCATCTGGTCGATCGTATAATCAGACGCCCCTTCGATAATTTCTCGCGCCACTGTTTGCGCTGTATCTTGGGCGGCTATTTGAGCGCTCATTCCAAGATGATGAGATGCTTGCCACGCATTTTGTTGGGCTTCGTATAATTCGGTTAACTCATCAAAAGAGAGCAGACCAATAAGGCGGTGTACGGCTCGTGCTACTATTTTTCGTTTGATTTCCATTTGATTGCCTCCTCAGGCTTATGGTTTTCTGTGACGCCTTGAAAGGCGTTTCGACGGGTAACCATCCCGCAGCTTGTCAAACAGAATTAGGGGCTTACGCTCCAGCCCTTAGCTCTGCCTGATGCTCAAGAAAGCTGTTGTGTTCCTCTTCTTGTTGCCTGTACCAAGCGTCGAGGTGTGCGGGGTCGCAAGCATCCTCATCAATACCTTTCGCCGTAGACCTGCCGCTGCACTTGTAACAAGAAACGTCAAACTCACCGCCCATGTATCTGCCCCAGAATTTAGGGGACCGATCATTCGCGTTGATGCCGCCGCTATCGATTGACGGGTTAACGTGTTTTCCTTCGCCGTCGCACAGGTCGCAAACCACCCATTTCGTAGGCAGGTCTATCTCGCTGTCGTCGTCAAGGTAAACGACAAAATTTGTATCTTCAGACATTAGCGCTTTATCTCTTAAATCCATGCTGTGCCTCCTCAGGCTTATAGTTATCTAGGACGCCCTGTTGGGCGTTTCGACGGGTAACCATCCCGCAGCTCTTCAGCTAGAATTTTTCGGCGCGGGGAAAATAAACCCCACACCCCTATGCCGCATCCGCTAATGGAAGTTGCTTTTCATCCATGTAATCCATAACCTTCTGAGCCTCGCTAGCAGCCTTGAAGATGTAATCCGAATCACAGCCCAAGGCGCCCAGCCATGAGTTGAGATACTGGGCGTGGTCCTCTCGCGGCGAGCTAGACACTTGTAGGTGATTACAAAGAAATGCGGCTGATAACTCAGCAACCAGCTCTTCGAACGCATACCCTTTTCTGTTCTTAAGGTCCAAGCGATCAAGCCGTGATTTGTGACCTGTACAATG